ACCTCAGTCCTATCTAGACCTAACGACTCACTATATCAAACCCGCCGACGAATCTTATCAAGAGGTTTCTGTCCCGGACGAAAGGAGTTTCTTCGCCGAGTCTACTGGGATAAGGCCTTACGATGGGTTCAAACTTATAGAAGACATAGTTGACGTTCGGTCTAATCTCCAAGGCCCCGCCGAAGAGTACGGGTCACTAACACCACTAAATATCTCCCACCTAACAACAAAAATGATACGAAGTAGAGCCTCTGTAAACATCCCAAACCTGATTCAACCCCTCAACAAATCTAAGAGACCATTGCAAGACGAAATATCTAGGCATAGATACATGCATTCCCAAGGCATTGACTTCCTTGCCAGCTGTCCTGCCCAAGAATTGCGGACTGCCCATACCAGATATGTTTCGTCCAAAGGTATCAAACTAACAGCAGCTTCCAAAGCATTAGCTCGGAAAATTTCAGACAACTTCGCACATAAATACATGAAAAGAATCAGTGAAGATTCGTGTGAGGAGTCTCAAGTTTTAAACGAAGCACTAACTGACGCGATAAAGAAACATTACCCTGAAAGAGTGCGTGATTTTGCTACCTTCGATCATAAAAGAATTAATTTCTTCATGAAAGAAATCTTTAAAGTCTCGAGGTCTCACGATACCGATGCCAGCAAGGCCGGACAAGGTATTTCTGCTTGGGACCCAACTGTGGTAGCGTTATTTCACACTTTAATGCGTATAATGAGTAGAAGGTTTGCCAGGTCGTTGAAACCCAATGCAGTATTCAACAATAGACTTACGCAAGTCGAACTCATAGAAAAGGTCAGAACCGCTATGGGCACCGTTCCAAAATCCGCCATAGGTGGGTACATGGACGGTACTCAATTCGACTCTTGTCAAAACGCATTTACTCAGGAAATAGAGAAAAACATAATGATCAAGTTAGGGATGCCATTGGAAGCCTTACAAGCCTACTATCTCATCCGAAATGACTATCTTCTATCTTCGAACACCTTGTCTGCCATTATAGACTCCGCGAAGACGTCTGGAGAACCTGGTACACTGTTATTCAACACCATACTAATGATGTGTCTCACAGCGTGGCTCTTGAAGACAAAAACCATGGATACTGTCATTGTGGGTCAAGGTGATGACTGTTTTATATACGGTATTGGGCTTCATTTAGATGAGGATGAAATCTCAAACGTTAGTAACTTTACAAAGATGAAACTGAAGTGTCAAATAGGAGGAAGAATATCT